GATCCCACAGCTTCCAATCAGAGCCCGTCGCGCCGATGCCGACGACCTTCTTGATTTCGGTCGTCAGCGCCTCACGGATGAGCTGGTCCTTGCTCGGCATCCCGCTTCATCTCCCGAGCGCCAGAACCTCGAAGGTCTCGCTCGGCGTCGTGCCGACGATGTTCCAGCGCGCGCGAATGGACTGCACGGGTGTAGTCAGCTTGGCAGACCAGGTCCCGGAAGTAATCACGGCCACCTCAGCGATTAACTTGACCGTGTTGTCGGTGAACGTACCCGCCCCCGTGGTGGTTCCCTTCACCCTGTCGTCAATGGCGCACTCGGTGAAGTTGACGGCATCGGCGCTGCACTCGATCCAAACGTCGAACGGGTTGACCGTGCCGGATCCGGCCGTGACTCTGGCATGGATCGTGACGTTGCGATAATTCCCGAGATCAATCGCCGGACCGGTGCCCGGGCCTGTCCTGGCGAGCAGCGCGTGGAGCGTGAGAATTTCGGCCGCCGGGGCCGGAGAGGCCAACAGAACCAGCAGAACTATCGACAGCAAAAGCGCGCGGAACTTTCTCATATTCTCCTCCCGCCCCCGAGGCTCGGGAGCGTTCCGACAAGATCGAGAACTCTTTCTTCAGTGGCCTCTATCGACGGGACCAGAAATGGAAAGGCGCGGCTGTGCGTCGTGCCAAATTCCAGGAAGTGAGCGAAGAAGGCCTTCCGCCTCAGAGGGCCGATCCGCGCCTCATAGTCGCTGAGGGATTTGACATTGACCTCGTAGGTGATGGCGCTGCGCACTCGCCGGCTGTGCGTCCTGGCCTTGGCTTCTGTGGCAACCAGCTTCGCAGCTTCCTTCAGGCGATCGCGCAGACCTTGCTTGAGATCGTGCTGCACCCGAGAGACCAGGCCGTTGACCTGCTGGATGCCAACCACGCTCAGGTCCAGGAAGAAGCCGCTCATGCCGCCTCCAGCATGTAGGGCGCGAGCCGACTTTCCTGCATCTCGATCATCTGCGCCGGCCGGAGGTAGGTAATCGACCCATCCCCGAGTGTCTGAGACAGCAGGTGCGCCGTGTCGCGGTTCATGAGCCGGTAAACCACCGCCTCAGTGGCAAGACCAACCACCCCTTCCGGGATGCTGGCGAAGCCGGCAACGCACGTCGCGCGGTAGCGCTTCGGGCCCGGCGCGAAGGCCGCGCCGCCCAGATAGTCGATCCGCCCTTGGGACGTAAAGCGCGGCTGGCTACGCAAGCCAGCCAGGACATAAGTGTGGCGTGCAATCGTTGTGCGCACCTCGGTGACGCCGCCGGCGCCGTTGTCCTGATACTCGACGGATTCGAGCAGGCTGAAGGAAACGAGGGGGCCGACACCGAGCAGGAGGCTCGACCGGCCAGACCCGTCCAGATACACGACGTAGGCGGACTCGGCGAAGTTGCGCCCGAGCAGGCCCTGGTACTCGTCCGAGACCTCGGAGATCAGCAGGTTGATTAGGGAGTCGAACGCATGCGGGTCACCAGGCTGAATTGGATTACCAGCGGCGTTCTTCAACTGCAGACGTGTGCGCACGCGGTCGAGCGAGGTGAGCAGGTTCTGCCCCGCCAGAATCCCGGCCGTCACCAGGATGTCGTAGTCGGTGACGCGGCCGTCCGCGGTCGGGAAGGACGGGTTGGTGAGGGTGAGGGTGTAGACGCCCTCGATGCTGGGCGTGAGCTGTACCTGCGCCCAGCCCGTGACGAAGTCCGTCAGTGTCACAACGGTCGTGCTATCGACCGTGCGATCGGGCTTGAGCAGGACCTTCGTGATCGCCGACGCCTGGCCCGCGACATAGTTCCCGTTCACGTCGCGGACCGGGTGCTGGAAGATCAGCGAGAAACCCTTCTGTGCCTGCCAGGCCACCGAGCGCTCCTACCTCACCCGCCGTGCTTGGCGCAGAACTTCGAGCCCGGCACCGGCGCCCGCTTGCAGGGATTGCCCTGGGTCGTCAGGCTCTTGCAGACGGCCGGGGTGGCTGCTCTCTCCGGAGTCTCTGCCGCCGGCAGGACGGCCCTCTCCGCACCGCGGCGGGTTGGCTCAGCCAGGCGATCCTCGGCTGTCTTGTCGAAATGCTCCCCCTCGATCTCCGCGCCAGGGGGCGCCTCAACAGCCGTGCCGTCGGCGATCAACCGCGCCCCTGTGCGGTCTGAGCACCTGATCACCTGTCTCGGCAGGAAGGCGAAACGATCTCCCACCAACCCACCCGTGAGCTTCACATTCATGGACATCCTCCAGAACTACGGCAGGGCGGGACCCGGAGGCCCCGCCCTGCTCAGGATTACGCCAGGTTGTGCGTGAGGACGGCGATCGGCCCCGCGGCGCCGTTCACCAGGTCCGAGTCCCAGCGGTCGAACATCACGAACCCCGTCTGGAAGTACTCGGCATAGCGCTCGTTCAAGCGCACCAGAACCGGGTTGAGGACTCGGCGGATGATGTAGTGCGAGAAGTCGCCGTAGAGCAGCGTCTCCTTGTCCTCAGCGATCGTCGAGTCCATCGCCTGGTTGATGAAGAACGGCTTCCCCAGGATGGTGCCCGGCGTGCCCGGCGCGTCGTTGGCCGGCATGAACAGCGGCCGGCTGTTGCCGTCCACGATCTTCTTGAGCGCCGACAGGATCTGGTCGTGCATCATCCAGGCAACGTTCTGCTTCGCGCGATACGCCGGATCGACCGAGTGCTCGAGCTTCACCAGGTCGTTGTAGGCGATGGCGGTCGCCGAAGCCGGAATGACTGGAGTCGTATCGGCCATCAGCGCGGTCACGATGCCGCGAGGCTGCGCGGTCCCCGTGCCCGTGGTGCCGTGGGTGTTCAGGATGCGACCGAGCCGCTCACCCAGGGCTTGGGCCAGCCAGCTCTCGACCGGGAACGCGCTGTCCTGCAGGAGCTGGTTCGGCACCAGCACGATGTCCGAGGTGTAGAGGAATGCCTGAAGGGTGACCGCGGCGAGCGTCGGATCGACGTTGGTCGCGGCCGCCGAGCCCTCGGCCAGCAGGTGCCCTGCGTTTGCCACGTCGGTCAGGGTCGGGAATGGCATGTCCGCCCCGGTGTCGGTGTTGACGACCCTGGCCGCCTGGGCGATTCCCGCGAAGGACTTCAAGGCCACGTCCAGTTCGCGCATGAACTCTTCGGCGACAGTCGCGTTGGCTGCGGCCGTGAGAGCGCGCTGTTCGAGGTCGCGGTGTCCCGGCAGCACGAAGCCCCGGCCGAGCGCGCGGGCCTCTTTCGGCACGAGGGCCTGGCTGGCCGCAACGGCCTGCCTGGTTTCCTCGTCCCACTCGCTTGGCGACTCGCTGATGAAGGAGCGGAAGGCGCGCCGCTGGGCATCTTTCTCCGGACTCGACGCGACCCCTGGTTCGCCTTCCCGGCCGGCGCGCCGCTGATCGAGCACGGCGAAATCTTTCCCGCGCTGCTCGATCTTCTCCTTGCGATCGAATTCCTTCTCGCAAGTCTCGATTTCCTTGACGCGCGCTTCGAACTCGGTGTCCATCTTGTCGAAGGAGGCCGTTTCCTCGGCCGTGAGAGCGCGCTTCTCCCCCTCCGCCTTCTTGATGATGGCGAGCATCTGCCCGTGCAGGGCAAGGTTCAGCCTACGGAATTCCTGGGATTTGGTGTTAAAAGACATGGCGGAATCTCCTGTGAACTGTCTGTGTGACAGCTCACCTGGAAACTCCGCCCAGGTGGTAGGCGTCACGCCCGCTTGCTTGCCTGACGGCTCCCCGAGAACTCCGCCCCGGAGGTAGGCCGCCCGCTGGCTTCGCGGGGGTGGGTTTAGTTCAGAGCGCCAGCTCCTTTAGACGCAGGCGCCTCTTTCGCAGTTCAAGTAGTACCAGATCCCCGGCGGCTTGTCCAGCCCCCCTCTTCTCCGTTTCACTGGCCTCCCAGACCTTCATCGACCGCAGCGCCACATCGGGCTGCGGATACGCCGGGAAGGTGACGCCAGGGCTCACCTCGATGAGGGTCACCTTCTTGAGCGTCCGGATCCGGGTCCCGTCCGTCTCTGTGGACCATTCATCCGCATCGGTGAAAAAGCCGAAGCTGGCGCCGGTCACGTCTTTTCGGCGCAGGCTCACGAGGCGATCGCGGAACCAGGCTGTATCCGGGGGCTGGTTCCTGAAGGCGAGGCCGATTTCGTCCTCGGAGAGCTTGAGAGTACCGGACGACGTTCTTCCGAGAACCAGATCGGTTTCATGGTTCCAGAGCGCCCGAATATCCTGAGCCTTGATCGTCTCCGC